TAATAGATTAGATATTCGTGTTTTATTTTGATGTTTGTACTGGGTGTGCCGTCCGTGAGGATAGTGCACCTTTTTTAATCGGATGGTTAGCTTATCGGTTAGAGCTTCGTGCTGTGCAACCAATTGGCACGATTGAGAGGGGTTCGATTCCCTTACCATCCACGAATCATTAATTAAATTTTATTCTTATGGCAAAAGAACTGAAAGAAAGAACAGAAATCAAGAAAAAGCTGAAAAAGAAGAATGACAGAATCAGCTTTGACTTTAGCGACAAGCTTGCCGGACAGCTTCGCAGGTGTACCGCTGATCTTAACAGGTTGGCAAGGATTGACCGGATAATAGACAAGGAGCAAACGTTGTATTCGGTGGACACTAACAGGGAAGCCGGATATATTGAGGTTATCCGCAATTATTAATCAGCCGACTTACACGATTATGAGGAGAGTTTTTAATGAACTTACACCTGAATGCGAGATTACGGCACGAATGTATGCACAAGGGTATGAGAAGAAGGAGATAGCCGATTTGAAATGCAGGGCTGTGAGCACAATAAACAACCAGTTGCAGAAGGCTTTCGAGATTCTTCATGTAAGAAATGGAAGAGAACTGGCGACCATGCTATATGAGCGTTTGGCTGGCATGAAATTCACTATGGATTTCCCACCAATAGCCCGTTCTGTTATCGCCTGTTGTTTATTATGTGTGTTTTCAATTACGTTTTATCAGGATTTCCATTCGGATATGCGTAGGGCAAGACGGATTAGAGAAGAGAAAATAGAATTTCTGAAAGATATGATATGAAAAGAGGAAAGGTTGAATCCGTACAGAAACTTTGGCTTAATAAGGATGAAGCGATGGCTTATTTGGGGTGTAGCGTTGATTACCTTGATAAACTTAGGAATAACGCCCAGGTTTCATTTGCCAAAGATGGAAAAATGATTTGGTACAATTTGGAGTCGATCAATAGATTTTTGAATAGAATGAAAGTAATATAAACCCTTTAAATTTTACGATTATGAGTCTTATTAAAAAATCAAATGAATTAGTAATTCCTACCACTGTAAAGATGATGATTTACGGTCAGGCTGGTATGGGAAAATCAACAGTGGCATTGAGCGCACCGAAACCGTTATTATTGGATTTCGATAATGGCGTTAAGCGTATGAATATGGCGCATTTGGAAAACATAGATACTGTACAGGTCACTTCATGGAGTGATGTTCAACAGGTCTTGCAAGAGGACTTATCCGCTTATCAGACTATTGTAGTAGATACCATTGGCAAGATGATGGATTTCATCATTACTTATAAATGTGGCAGCCGCCAACCGTCTATCAGGGATTGGAGCGGTATCAATGCGGAGTTTTCATGGATGACACGAACACTCTCGGGGCTTAACAAGCACATCATTTTCGTTGCCCATCGCGACACAAGAAAAGAAGGTGATGATACGGTGTTTATCCCTGCCTTGCGTGAAAAATCCTACAACTCTATCGTTACTGAACTGGATTTGCTCGGTTATCTTGAAATGAAAAGCGAAAGAGGGGTACAAAGACGTACCATTACTTTCGACCCGACTTCAAGAAATGATGGTAAGAATACCTGCAACCTTCCTTCAGTAATGGAGGTTCCTACCATCCTAGACAAAAACGGTAATCCAACCGCCAAGAACGACTTTATCACTACCAAGATAATCAATTCGTATTTGGGTATGCTTGCAGCGAAGAAAGCGGCACAAGAAAAGTATGATAAGGTGATAGAGGAAATCAAAGAAAGTATCGAATTTATAACTGATGCCAAGTCCGCTAATGAGTTCGCTGCCCAGATTAATGAGTTTGAACATGTTGGTAGTTCTTTGATGATGGCGAGAAGTTTGTTTGCTGCAAAGGTAAAGGCTTTGGGACTGATATTCAATAAGGAAACTAAAATATACTCAGATGCAGCCTAATGAGATTTGGAAAGACATTCAAGGTTATGAAGGACTCTATCAAGTAAGTACCCTTGGTAGAGTTCGCTCTTTAGATAGGCTTATTAAAAGCAGGTATGGTAATTTTAGAAAGATAACAGGAAAGATAATTAAGCCTAATAAAATATGGAGTGGATATTTACGAATATCACTATGGAAACAACAACAAGTTGAATATAAATCTCTTCATAGACTTGTTGCCGAAACGTTTATTCCTAATCCGCAAAATTTACCATGTGTAAATCATAAAGATGAGGTTAAAAGCAATAACTCTGTTTCTAACTTAGAATGGTGCACATGGAGATACAATGCTAATTACGGAACAAGAAACGAACGGTTTAGCAAAAAGAAAATAAATCACCCGAAGATGTCAAAAGCCGTTGTTCAGTGTCGAGAGGATGGTACGTTAATAAGTACATTTGAAAGTGCTAAAGAGGCTGAAAGACAAACGGGTATTAACAATGCTAATATTATCAGTTGCTGTATAGGTAGAAGAAGCTTCCTTACAGCAGGTGGTTACAAATGGAGGTATAAGAATGAGTAAAATATCTTACAAAATATACCCAACGTTGCTGGATTCTTATCAAAATTATATAGATAGTGATAAGATATATCAAAAATATTACGCTTTTTCTGATAATCCCCCATGCGATGAGGATGAGTTTAGGGAAAAACAATTCCAATCTCTTATTGATAGGATAAATAGAGTACCTTTCGATAGTGAAGCTGCTGATAGAGGAACGTGTTTTGGGGAAATAATTGATTGTATGATTGAGAACCGTAAATCTTCTATAATGGAAATTAGCAAGGCATATCACGATGACGGAAAACTTTACGGGATAAAAGCTGTTTACAACAATCGCACTTTCACTTTTCACATTGACCTTTGCCGCGAGTTTGCCAACTACTACAAAGGAGCATTAACCCAACAAAGAGTAGAAGCCATCTTGCCTACTGCATACGGTAGTGTATTGGTTTATGGTTTGATTGACGAACTGATGCCTACCAGTGTTCATGACATCAAAACAACCGGTAGTTATACCGTGGGAAAGTTCAAAGATCACCATCAACACCTTGTTTATCCTTATGCTTTGATGCAGAACGGTTCGGATGTACGGACATTTGAGTATAACATTGTAGAGTTCAACAAAGGCGGTTATGTGGTAGATACCTATACGGAAACATACGTTTTCAATCCTGAACGTGATATTCCTATTCTTACTAATCATTGTGAGGAATTTATCCGGTTTTTGGAAGAAAACAGAGAACTTATAACCGATACCAAAATTATATCAAATAATGAGTAGTGAAATTTGGAAGCCTATTAAAGATTATGAAGGTCTTTATGAGGTATCATCTTTAGGCAGAATAAAATCTATGCCTAAAAAATTTATAAGAAACGGAGCTGTAACACATTTTGAAGAAAAGATATTAACGCCTTCTGATAGTCATGGGTATCGTTCTGTTGTTCTAACAAAGAATGGCATTCATAAAACGCATAGCGTTCACAGATTGGTGGCTTTAGCTTTCATTCAAAATCCAAATAACTATACTCAAATAAATCATAAAGACGAAAATAAATCCAATAACAGAGTTGAAAATCTTGAATGGTGTACACATTCATACAATATGAATTATGGAACGCTCCAAGAGCGTAAGGGGAAAGCTAATGGTGTGCCAGTCTATCAATATACCAAATCTGGTGACTTCGTTAAGAAATATCCTTCGTTGAAATCAGCAGCGGTAAGTAACGGATTCCAAAGTTCACCTATTCAAAATTGTTGCTGTGGAAGAAGTAAGACTTCGTATGGATTTATATGGAAATATTAATTAAAAGATTTTTGGAGGAGAAAATTAATGGCAAACCAAATAACCGGACGGATAATCGAAATTGGACAAACTGTTCAAATACCATCCAAAAACGGTGGTTCCTCATTTACAAAACGGGAGTTTATTTTAGATGCTACCACTTACGACCCTTATACGGGAGAGCGTAGCGAGTATGAGAACATTATTCCCTTAGAGTTTTCGGGTGACAAGTGTACAGAACTTGACCGCTTTAATCAGGGTGATGTTGTTACTGTATCATTTGTCTTACAAGGGCGTTCTTGGACGAATCAAGACGGAGAATTCAAACGTATGGTATCCATTCGATGCTATAAAATAGAAGCGCGTGGCGGTGTATCTCAATCCCAACAGACAACATCGATACAACAGCCAGCGCCACAACCGACTTATCAGCAACAGCCGCAGAACTTTCCGCCTCCGGTTGATGCTAATGGCAATGTAAAGGACGATTTGCCTTTTTAGCGTATGTTGTTCGACTTGAAGAATGAATATCAAATACCCAAGTTCAAGGAGTATGTAAACAAGCTGTTTAGTGAATGTGCGGTGGTGGAAGTGAAAAAGAAACTACCTAACCGCACGCTTGCCCAAAACAGCTACTTGCATCTTCTTTTAGGGTATTTCGGTAGTGAGTACGGTTGCAGTCTCGACGAAGCAAAAATTGATTTTTATAAGAGGACTTGCAACCGTGATTTATTTGAGAGAAAGACGGTCAACAAGAAAGGCAATGAAGTAACCTATCTGAGAAGCTCTGCCGAACTGACAACGGGGGAAATGACCCTGAGCATTGACCGTTTCCGTAATTGGAGCGCATCGGTGGCTGGTATCTATCTGCCGGCTGCAAATGAACATCAAATGCTGATATATGCCCAGCAGGAAATACAAAGAAATCAAGAATTTATTTAGTTATGATAGAAACAAGAAAAACAGAAATCAGGTATGTGACATCTGATCCGAAAAAGATGCTCAACATGTACCTTGCAAAACGTGTCCTCAAAACATGGGAGGAATCTTTCATTGATGAAGATACAGGTGAAACAGTAACCATCGAACGGAATGAAATTCTTTTTGACCGTGGCACGCTGATAGACCAAGACACTTTGGCGAAAATTCGTTTCAGTATGGAAGCTGACGGCATTAAGGAAGTGGAAGTCAGCAACCAGAACCGCTTGGCATTCGAGAACGAGAACAGTGTTTTATATCCGTACATCGCTCAAGCGCAAATAGGTGACAAGAAACATAAGTTCCTGCTGTATGCCACCGGATTGGAGAATACTTGTAGTATCTTGAAAGATTACATCGAACTAAACTATATGTTCGGATTCACCTTGACAATGGTCAAGGAGTTCGATTCTTGCGTGATTCTTACTGACAACTTGAAAGAACGTAAGGTTGACGATGCTTCGCTTGCCTATCTCAAAAATGAAATCACTATGGCAGAATACGTTGACAAAATGGACGATGAGACGGAAGATAGTGACGAAGAATCTAAACCGAATGAAAAGAAATTCTACCAGATTGAGACGAAAATCACATTCACGGATGGGGAGAATGAAGACGAGAGAGTTCAGACTTTTGTCGTGAACACCTTCAACGTTGACAGAGCGATGATGCTTATTACCCACTATCTCAAAAACAAAGAGGAAGAATGTGAGAAACAAGCCAAAGAAAAGGGACATGAGTTCAGAAAGAGGGAAATCCATACAGCCATTGAATCTGCTAAACCTATCCCGGTCGGGCGGTTTATTCCGAAAGAGTTTTCAATGGCTTATATGGAATAACTTTGTTAACCTGCCTGTCCGGTCTGTGAAGATGGGGCGGGCGAAAATGGGGGTGCGCAGTGGAGTGCTTTTGACTTTCGAGAGGTGCACATGGTAGAAAGTACGGTACGTGAGATATAAGGAGTAATTAACCTTAGAAGTAGCGCAAAAGGATAAGTCCTTAATTGGGTGTTCGAATCGCCCCATCTCCACATAAATGTGAGCCACACATAAATGGCAAGGGTTAGTAAAGAATGGTTGTGCCCCGGAGAATACGCTTCGGGGCTTTTAATTGGAAAACTATGAATGAAATATTAACTGGTAAGATTTGTCCCTATTGTGGCAAGCCTACCGAATACGTGGATAGTTCTGTAATCTACGGATACTCCTACGGCATGATTTACCTCTGCCGTGATTGCAGGGCTTATGTAGGCGTTCATAAGGGTACAGACCTGGCATTAGGGCGTTTGGCAAATGCGGAATTGAGGGAAGCCAAGAAAGAAGCCCATTTCTATTTCGACCAGATAGCCAAAACCAATCTTATCAATAAGATTTGGAAGAAACATATCCCGAATACATCAAACAGAAACAAGGCTTATCTGTGGCTTTCTAACCAACTGAATATACCACGTGAAGTTTGCCACATAGGGATGTTTGATGTGGAGGATTGTAAAAGAGTTGTTGAATTGTGTAAACCAATAGTAGAATGCCGTACTATATAAAACGAAAGGCTAAGAAGAAAGACAAGCCTTTACCTCTGTTTGATAAAGCGGGGGTAACAATAAAGAAGAAGCCGGATTTAAAAGCTAAACTCGACAAGGAGTTTTCCCTTTTCATCCGGCTTCGTGATTGTATGCCTAACGGTTGTTTTCGCTGTATCTCTTGTGGGCAGATAAAGCCGTTTGCGCAAGCCGATTGCGGTCACTATTTCAGCCGCACGCATCTGGCTACCCGCTTTGACGAAGATAACTGCCATGCGGAATGCCGACACTGCAACAGATTCAAAGCCGACCATTTGGAAGGCTATCGGGTAAATCTAATTGCTAAAATCGGACAACGGAAGTTTGATTTATTAAAATGGAAAATAAAAGATTCGAAGGATAATCCTCAAAATTATAAGAAATCAGATTTTGATTATGAACAGCTAATCAAGTATTACAAGGCACTTAGTAAGAAGTTACGAAAGGAGAAAGGATTATGAGAACAATTAAATTCAGAGGGAAAAGTACCAACAATGGCAAATGGGTATATGCCGAACTGCACGGGCTTGGCATGGATTTGTTTAATGAGTGCGTAAACGAAGATACTATCGGGCAGTTCACGGGATTACGAGATAAGAACGGACAAGAGATTTATGAGGGGGATATTGTACAATTTGACTATATTACAACGCTTGGAAAACATCGCATAGGACTTTCATTTGAGGTCAAATGGTGTACCCAAGAGGGATGCTGGGTTGGATGGGATGGCTTTGTAGAAAATACTCTTCAACAGACACACAAAATGTTTGTAGTTAAAGGTAATATCTACGATAACCCCGAACTACTGAAAGGAGATATAAAATGACATACAAGCTACGTGATTACCAACAAAAAGCCTCTGATGCAGCCGTTTCCTTCTTCAATAACAAGGCAAAGAAAACAAACGCTATCATGGTTTTGCCTACGGGTAGCGGAAAGTCGCTTATCATAGCGGATATAGCCGCAAGGCTTGACGGGCATACTTTAGTGTTCCAGCCCTCAAAGGAAATACTCGAGCAAAACTTCAAGAAGCTCTGCTCATACGGCATTCTTGATTGCAGCATCTATTCGGCTTCCTTTAATTCAAAGGAGATAAGCCGAATAACATTCGCCACCATCGGCAGTGTGAAGAATCACCCCGAACTCTTTACCCACTTCAAAAACATCATCGTTGATGAATGCCATTTGGTAAACCCCAAAGAGGGAATGTATAAGGATTTCTTTGAAGCTGTAAAGTGCAAAGTCTTAGGACTGACAGCGACACCATACCGTCTAAGCTCCAGCCGTGACTTCGGCTCTATGTTGAAGTTTATTACACGGACGAAGCCTCATGTATTTTCAGAGGTCATTTATCATGTACAGGTATCTACTCTTTTGGATATGGGTTATTTGGCGAAGCTAAACTATTATCCGATGGATAAAGAACTTAAAAAATATAATGGCAACGAGTTTAAGGAGTGTAACCTAAAAAGGAATAGTACTGGTGCCGACTACACAGATAGGTCAGTTCAAAAGGAATATGAACGGATAGACTTCTACGGCTATCTCGTCCATATCGTCCAAAGGCTGATGAACCCCAAAGCCGGAGGAAAACGGAAAGGCATTTTGGTATTTACCCGCTTCTTGAAAGAAGCGGAACGGCTTACATGGTCTATACCCGGAACCGCAATTGTTTCGGGTGATACTCCTAAGAAAGAACGCGAACATATTCTTGAAGCGTTCAAAGCTGGTGAAATATCTGTTGTTGCCAATGTAGGTGTACTTACCACAGGCTTTGACTATCCGGAACTCGATACGGTCGTTATGGCACGTCCTACAATGTCACTTGCCATGTGGTATCAGATAGTCGGTCGTGCCATCCGCCCGCATCCTTCTAAAGAATGTGGATGGATTGTGGATTTATGCGGTAACATCAAACGTTTCGGAGAGGTGTCGGATTTACGATTGTTTGATAGCGGTAATGGTAAGTGGGCTGTATTTTCTAACGGAAGGCAATTAACTAACGTGAGATTCTAAGACTATGGACGAAGGATTTTTGAGGCTAAGCCGCAGGTTTTTCTCGAATGAAATGTGGAATGAAGCCCGTACTTTTAGCAGTTGCGAAGCGTGGTTAGACTTAATTCAGTCTGCACGATTTGAGGCAACGCCCCGAAAGGAGAGTATCGGAGGTCGAGAAATCTCTTATTCAAGAGGTCAATATCCTGCATCCATAAGATTTCTGTCACAGCGTTGGAAATGGTCTGAAAAGAAAGTGCGTTCCTTTCTTGTGCATCTTAGAAAGAAAGGTATGATAACTGTTGAGTGCAATCAAGGAATGAACCTTATAACCTTATGTAAATATGAAGAATATAATCCAATGGGCACAACCAAGGACACAAGTAAGGGCACAGGTATTGAAAAGGAAATCAATGAATTAAGACAGGAATGGGCACAACTAAGGGCACAACTTGGGGCACAGTCCATGAACAACAATCTACCGCAATCCGAACTTTTACAAAAATCAGGGCACACAGAGGGCACAAATATAAAGAAAGAAGAAAGAGAGTATATAGATATATCTCTACATCAAAAGAAAGAAAATACTCCTGACGGAGTATCAAAGAAAGACAAGCTTTCTTCGCCCTCCCCCTCTGAAAAGATTGATTACAGCGGATTGATGGAATACTATAATACCACATTCAAAGACAGACTCCAGCAGATAAGATCAATGACTGATGTGAGAAAAAAGGCTGTAAAAGCCCGGATAGCCCAATATGGGAAAGAGTCAGTGAGGAGTGTTTTCAATCTCATTCTTCAATCCCCGTTCCTACTTGGAGCTAATGACCGCAATTGGAAATGCGACTTTGATTGGATTTTCAAACAAGCAAACTTTACTAAAATATTGGAAGGAAACTATAATGGGACAAGACTTAGTAAAAATCAACAGGATAGCGAGCAGCGAAAACGTGATTCAGTTCTTGCAGTCGCTACAACCGTTAGAGAAGCTGCCGCAAAAAAGAGAAAGGAACTTGAAGCAGAGGGCGTTATTGAATAAATATCCCGATCCTGCACAATTCATTCTTGATTACAACCCTGATTTGCAGTTCAAACTTGTCAGATGTAATGCAACCCATTCAGAACTGGCGTTGAATGACAGCATTCCGAGTTTAGGGCTATTGTCTTCTACTTATGGGGATGAAACACCGATAGAATGGCTAAAGATACAATTTGGCTCATTGAATGACTTTGCAGAAGTTTCAACCAAGATAGCGAAAGAGCAACTTTCTGAACTATCGGAGATATTCCTTTCGGAGTATTATTATATAAATGCCGCTGAAATCTGTTTTTTCATAGCACGGTTTAAGTCAGGGAAGTATGGGCGGTTCTACGGTTCAATAGATCCATTGAAAATAACAAGTGCGATGCTGGACTACGTTTCTGAACGTCGGAAAGATATTGAACGGAAAGAGCGTGAACAATACAGAATCCAACGTGAAAAAGAAATAGAAGAGCGTGGAAATAACAGAATCTCTTATGCTGAATATCAAGAGTTGAAACGTCGGGCGGAATCCGGGGACGAGGAAGCCATGAAAATACTGACAGTATGGCAAAGAAAGTCAAGCCGGAACCCGTATATGTAAAATGCCGGAACTGCAAGAATGCATCAGACTTTGGGGATAATTCTGCGTATTGTAAGGCTAAAGGGCATAGAGTGTGTGCCTGTGACAGATATGGGCAAATATGCAATAGTTTTCAAAAAAATCATAACGAGAAAGAGAAATCATGAATGTATTATCACTGTTTGATGGCATGGGTTGTGGATGGATTGCCTTGCGTGAGCTTGGCATTAAGATTGACAGAGGATATTCCAGTGAGGTGGACAAATATGCGATAGCTCAAGTGAAACTGAATTTTCCCGAGGTAATCCATTTGGGCAGCGTTACAGACATTGATGTTTCAAAATTGGAACATATAGATCTGCTGATTGGCGGAAGTCCTTGCCAATCATTTAGTTTTGCCGGAAAACGTATAGGGATGTCAACAAAAGGGAATGAGGAGATATATACGCTTGAAAAATACATGGAGTTGAAGGAAAACGGCTTCCAATTTGAAGGACAGTCATATCTGTTTTGGGAATATATGCGTATTCTGACGGATATCCGTAAATATAATCCAGATGTGTTGTTCCTGCTGGAAAATGTGGAAATGGAGAAAAGATGGGAAAGGGTATTAAGTGAGGCTATCGGGCTACGTGGGGTGCGTATTAATTCTGCGTTGGTTAGCGCACAGAACAGGCGTAGGATTTATTGGACGAATATCCGTGTAGGGCATGAAGGTCTGTTCGGATATCCTTATAGCGACATTCCGCAGCCTGCCGACCGAGGTGTTTTGCTGAAAGATATTTTGGAAAAAGAAGTGTGCGGGAAATATTTTTTGAGCAGAAAAATGGTGGATTGGATGAATATTCATAAGGGAAAACGGAATGTGGAAATAAAACAGATAAGGAAAAAGTATGAAGTCGGTGAGGTTTCTGAACAGAGAAAGAATATCCAACAGCTTGAACCACGTACTGATAGTAAGACGAATTGCCTTACAACTGTCCAAAAGGATAATTTGATAGTGATTCCAGGAACGGTACGTACATTTGGAGGAGAATATTTCCGTGAAATAAAATCAGGTAAGTCATGTGCACTGTTGGCAAGAGCTAGAAATGACGGAAGCTCACAACCATGTGTCCGAATCGATACACAAATTAGACGTCTTACCCCCACCGAATGTGCACGACTTCAAACTGTACCCGAATGGTATATATGGAATTGCAGTGACACTCAACAATACAAGATGCTTGGGAATGGGTGGACTGTAGAAGTTATCAAGCATATATTAAGTTTCATCAAAATAAAAGAATCATGAATACCGAAACGCTTATAAAGATACGTGAATGGGAAGCGGAACGCGACAGGAACCTGCGCATCCACTGTCCTCTTGTAGCCGCCAAATTCCAAAGATGGATTGACAAGGCAAAGAAAGAAAACAATAGACCGCATTTCCAGCCCCGTGACAAGATTTTCAACAAGAAAGCCTGTAGTTGATACTTTCATGTAGGAAAATTCATTGTACGGCTTTAAAATAGGTTGTATCAAATAAAATAATTGATAAAAAATACACGATCATGCAAGGAACAGACAAACTGAATACGATAACCAACATCGTATTTGTCCTCACGGACATTTTAGAAACCAACCTTCTAGAAATGCAGCAGCAATACAAGAAGGAAGGCTTTGAATTGCGGCACGATTCAAAAAGAAACTTCAACACAGCCATAGCCGCGATAAAGAGATTGAAAAGTGATGTGAATCATTGTAGCGAATCCACTCAGGAAAACTTCGGCAATGATTCTGACATGGTGAACGCCATGTTGCTCACACTGATTGTCACACCCTACGTGGGTGTGTGGATTGAAACGCCTTCTACTTTTGCATCAATCTTCTTCAGCATTTCGTCACACCCTACGTGGGTGTGTGGATTGAAACTCCTTGTCGATGATATTGTCCCATTGCTGGATAGTCACACCCTACGTGGGTGTGTGGATTGAAACGGACATACTACCGGAAGACAGAGTAAGACAATATGGATGTGCTTTATGAAACTGCCAATTAACTACAAAAAGAGTTTAATAAAATATTTATCAGAATCATAACTAGAGATATATGAATAAGATAGAAAAACTGGCTGGAGAATATAACTCCACCTTTGCTCGACTGGCAGTAATAGAAAGTGAATTGACCAAAGAATGCCAGAAGTACGTTTCCTGGGATACCGTTCAGGTAAGCATTACTGGTGGCGGTGCTCCCATTGTAAAAGCAAGGAATGAGATAGATGCCGTTCCTTTGGAGGATTTTGTTGACCATGTAAACGAATATGGAAGCATGTCAGAATCCGCCTACGGACATTTGGCTTGGTATTCGATTTAAAACTAAACCAATATGAGCAAACTATATAAAGTAACCATTTTCGGGGAATCATTCCTAATCGGGTGGTTCCCTTTCTCTTCACACTGGTATAACAAGCTAAAGATAATCAAATGATAGTACGTCATTTTATAAGAGTTCCGGTTGGAAGTACTGTCTATTGCGACAATCAGCCGGTTAAAATACTGGAGAAAGGATATGCCCTTGCTCTATGCGATGTCAATGGGAAACGGGTATATATCACCTGCTATGATTTGGAAAAGAAACCATTCGTCAGCACGAATGGGGGGGGGAGAATGAAAAAGAGCCAACCCACGCACGACCATGAATCAGCTCTTCCTTACACGATTATGATGCAAATATACTATTTACTTTTAAAATAATCGTGTTATGGAACTGGATTTTAACAAAATAATTCGTCTTAAAAAAATTCGTATCGAGAAATCAGAACTTTCAGAGGAAGAAAATACCTTGACTTCCCCGATTTTGAAAGACAAAAGCCTTATCCATGAAATCTACAAAATTTTCGTTGAGTTGCTGAATGAAAGAGGATGTCCCCCAAACATTGATAGTGTGACCCAGAGAAAGAAATTCATCTTTATTATCCTGTACCTATTTTCCCCAAGTTCACTTGCCGGAGGAAAAATGACTGCAGGGCTACGTGAGGAGATGTCAAGGGTATTGGGTGTTCAGTCCAAGAGTACAATTTCCGACAATTGTGCTGATGTCGTGTTTCTGTATCAGAATTATGGGGACTTTAGTGGAGATATAGAGTATCTTTACACCGAAATCGTAAATCGGTTAAGAATTAAAGGGCTAATCAATTAATGAGCCGGAGTTTAGTGATCCGGCTTTTGTTATGTGTACACGGTGTTAAAAGTAACAAATATGTTATTTCTTTCTTCATCTTTGCTTGTTTTATTGTAACAAATATGTTACTTTTGTAGTGTCAATTAAAAATGTTCTTTGATTTTATGAAGTATTCAGAGTTTTACAAATTGATTGAATCAGCTGGCTGGACAATCAAAAAGGGAAAGAAACATTATAAATATGTTCATCCCGACTTTGACTACTTTATTCCTGTTGGCAGACATCAGTCTCAAGAGATACCAAATGGTACTCTTGACAGTATGTTGAAAAAGGCAGGGTTAAAGAAGTGAAAGGACTGCACCCACTTCGGTGGGTGCTTTAATTGACGAATTTAAAATACACGATTATGAAGAAGATTAAGGCAATTATCGAAAAGGCGAATGATGGGGGTATTTCCGTATATTCGGAGGATGTGAACGGAGCGTACGGTTTTGGGCTTACAGAGCAGGAAGCGAAAGATGATTTTATGTCCGTACTTGAGGAGCAGGCCGGATATTATAAAGAAAAACATGGAGACTTTCCTGTGTGGTATAAGTCTGGGTATTCTGTTGATTACGTATATGATTTAAGCGGATTCTTCGAGGCATTTCCTTTCATAAATGCCAGTAAGTTTGCAAAGGAAATTGGCATGAATGAATCTGTCATGCGGAAATATAAGGGAAAGATTGTAACAGCTTCCGATAAACAAAGAGCTCTTATACAAGAGAGATATAATAATCTTCTCAGAAGAATGGAAGCTGTCAGATTCTGATATTCTAGCCGTGAGGCTCTGATATAAAATCAAGAACTAATTGACAACAGAAGGCGCATCATTTTGGTGCGCCTTTATTGCTTTTAATGAGGTTATCAATGAGTAAGCCGGAGTTTAATGCTCTGGCTTTACTTTTAATCTTTCACATATTTTTGGTAATACTCTCTTGTATTACTTGTTGGTAAAACAAGTGGAATGGAAAACTTTATTTTACTAACACTTTCATTTTGTATTGCATTTTCTGACGAAGTACCAACATTTATAATTTTGGCGATTCCTATTCCTGATTTATTACCTTCTTTTTCGGTAACGGAAATAGCTATGTCCATCTCTATATTTTGTACTTTGGTCTT